CTTACATTCCTGTTATTACTACAGATGCATATGGTAGAGTTACTGCAATTACAAATACTGTAATTCAATCTTCAACAACTTCTGTTCAAGGTATCGTTCAACTTACGGACTCAATATCTTCAACAAGTACAACAACTGCCGCTACACCAAATTCAGTTAAAACTGCTTACGATTTAGCTGCAACAAAATTTAATTCGTCTGGTGGTACAGTATCAGGCGATACAACAATTACTGGTAACTTAGTTGTTAATGGTACAACTACAACTGTTAATACTTCAACAGTATCAACTAGTGATTCACTATTAAAACTTGCAAACAATAACACCGCAGGTGATAGTTTAGATATTGGTTTCTACGGAACTTATAATGCAACAGGTCAAAAGTATGCAGGTCTTGTAAGACAAGCAGGTTCGAACTTCTTCTTGTTCAAAGACTTAACTAGTGACCCAACAGCAAACACACTTGCAACTGGTTCTGTAACTGCTTCTAATACTGCCACACTAAGAGCAAACATTACTGGCGGTACTGTATCAAGTCTCGCATCAGCAATTGGAGTTGCAGATGGTGGCACGGGCGCAACATCATTAACTGCCGGTGGAATTCTTATTGGTTCTGGAACAAGTGCAGTTACAATACTTGCAAACACAGGCACCGCAGGAACTTATGGTAATGCAGCCTATCATCCAGTAATTACTACTGACACATATGGTCGTGTGAGTGCCGTTACGAATACTGCAATTGCAATAGACACAGCCGCAATTACATCAGGCACAATTGCTGATGCTAGACTACCAACAAAAGGAACTGCTGGTACTTACGCTAATGCAGCTTATGTTCCAGTTTTAACTACTGATGCTTATGGTAGGGTTACTGCCGTTACGAATACTGCAATTGCAATCGATACAAGTGCATTAACATCTGGTACGGTTGCAGATGCTCGATTACCGACTAAAGGAACTGCGGGTACATATGCCAATGCGGCTTATATTCCCGTTATCACAACCGATGCTTATGGTCGTGTTACCGCTGTAACAAATACATTAGTTCAAATATCTGCATCTCAAGTTACATCTGGTGTGTTACCATTTGGTCAAGGTGGTTCCAATGCATCCACATACACAACTGGTTCTCTATTAACATCTAATGGAACTGCATTTGTATCAGTCTCAAACACAGGTACCGCAGGCACATATGCTAATGCGGCTTATGTTCCTGTAATTACTACTGATGCCTATGGCCGTGTTTCATCTGTAACAAACACCGCAATCGCAATCGATACTGGTGCAATAACATCTGGTACGGTTGCAGATGCAAGACTACCAACAAAAGGTACCGCAGGAACTTATGGTAACAATGCATATCATCCAGTTATTACAACTGATGCTTATGGAAGAGTAACGGCAGTAACAAATACATTAGTTCAAATTGCAACAACACAAATTACATCTGGTGTTCTTCCATTTGCACAAGGTGGCGCTAACGCAATAACTTATACTACTGGAACATTTTTAACATCCAATGGTACTGCATTTGTATCAGTTGCAAATACTGGCACAGCGGGAACTTATGCTAACGCTTCTTATGTTCCAGTAATAACCACAGATGCCTACGGTAGAGTTTCTGCCGTAACAAATACTGCAATTGCAATTGATACTGGTGCAATTACTTCTGGTACGATTGCTGATACTAGATTACCAACTAAAGGTACTGCTGGTACATATGGTAATACAACTTATGTTCCTGTAATTACTACTGATGCTTATGGTCGTGTAACTGGAGTAACAAACACAGCAATTACTTTTCCAAGTGCCAGTGGTACTGTAACATCTGTTGCTTTATCTGTGCCAACTTTCTTAACTATAACTGGTTCACCAGTAACAACAAGTGGAACATTAGCAGTTACTCTGTCGGGTTCAGCATTACCAATTACTTCTGGTGGTACTGGAGGAACAACGATTGCAGCCGCACAAGCGGCACTTCAAGTTGATCCATTGGGTACTGCTGTGGCACTTGCAATTGCATTAGGATAAAATATGGCTAAACCAACAACACGAGCATTATTTAAAGACTACTGCCTTCGCAGACTTGGTCACCCTGTTATTCAAATCAACGTGGATGATGACCAAGTTGAAGACCGTATTGATGACGCACTTCAATTTTTTGAAGATTACCATTTTGATGGTTGCGAAAAAATTTATATGAAACATCAATTCACACAAGCTGATATTGATAGACGTTGGATATATGTTCCAGACCCCGTAATCTTTGTTATGTCTGTTCAATCATTTGATGATTCAACTTCATCAATTAATATGTTTGATTTGCGTTATCAATTGCGTTTGCATGACCTTTATGACTTCACATCGGTATCGTATGTGTCATATGAAATCACCATGCAACATCTCCGTACACTAGAATTGTTATTCTCTGGTACTCCACAATTTAGATTTAATCGTAAACAAAATAAAATATTTTTAGATATTGATTGGGACCGTGATGCACAATTAGGTAAATATGTTGTCATTCAATGTATGCGAGCAATGAGGCCTGATACAATTACTTTAACAGGTACTCTAACTGGTAACACAAGTTCCAATACAATGACAGGAACATCAACAATATTTGACCAAGAAATACTTGAAAATGATATCATTACATTATCTGATAATCAAGAAGTTCAAGTTCGTAAAATCAATTCACCAACAAGTATTACACTTGCAAATACGGTAACTGCAAATGTGACTTCTGTTACAATGACAAAGGCCGGTGTTTCAGATGTTTGGAATGATAAGTTTCTAAAGAGATATGGTACTGCATTAATTAAATATCAATGGGGTTCTAATCTTTCTAAGTTTGCAGGTATTCAAATGCCTGGTGGTGTTACATTGGATGGTCCTAGAATCATGCAAGAAGCACAAGTTGAGATAGATAAGCTTGAAGAAGAAATGTATAATATGTTATTACCTAGTGAAATCTTTACTGGATAAAGATGCCTACTAACGTATATTTTAATAACTTTCCTTTAGAACAAATCACCAGTGAGCAATTACTGGTGGAGGATCTCGTTATTGAAGCAATGCAAATTCATGGCATGGATGTTTATTATCTACCAAGAACAAGCCGTGATTCTGTAGATATGTTATATGGAGAAGATACTCTCAAACAATATGTAACTGCATACTCACTTGAAATGTACCTTGAGAATGTTACAGGTATGGATGGTGAAGGTGATTTCATTTCTAAATTTGGTTTAGAGATTAGAGATGAAATTACTTTATTGGTATCTCGCCGTAGATTCAAATATGCAACAGGTGCATCAAATCTTATTCGCCCAAGAGAAGGTGATTTGATTTACGCACCTCTTGTTCAAAACTTTTTTGAAATTACACATGTTGAAAGTGAAAATGACCAAGCAATGTTTTACACATTGGGTCGTGGTCGTGGTGGAAATGTATATGTTTATGCATTAAAAATGAAACAGTTCGTATTCTCTGAAGAAGTTATTGATACAGGTAATGATGAAATTGATGCACAGATTCGTGATGCCTATAAGAGAACACAACTTACATTAGCCGCAGGCGGTTCAGGTACATTTGTAGCAGATGAAATTGCTTACCAAGGATCAACTTTGGCAAATGCAACATTCCAATCAGTTGTTTATGATTTTACAAGTGCAACAAGAAAATTGAATGTTATTCGTACAATAGGAACTTTTGCAAACAATACACTAACAAAAGGTGCAACAAGTGGTGCATCTTGGACTTCATTCGGTACTGCAAACACATCATACAATGACAATACTGCATTTGAAGATATTATGGACAATTCTTTAATTGAAGGTGAAGCAGATTCTATAATTGATTTTTCCGAATCCAACCCGTTCGGTGAGGCTTAAAAATGCTTGGTAATGTTACATTTTATAATAGAACAATACGCAAAATAGTTGTTGCGTTTGGCACAGTTTTTAATGACATTTATTTGGTTCGTTATACCAAAGATGGATTGACTGCAAAAGAAACTATTAAAGTTCCTTTGAATTGGGGTGCAAAAGAAAAATATATAACACGATTAACTGCCGACCCAACACTAACAAAATCAATTGCAACAACTGTTCCTAGAATTTCATTTGAGATGACAGGAATGAGTTATGATT